ACAAATTCGGCGAGTTCTACTACTGCCCCGACGATAACCGGGTCTACTACCGGAACAACGAAGGTTACACCGAGCAGATCGTCGGGGACGAGCAGATCGAAGCGGCAAAGCGCCGGCTCCCGGAATGCCGGGTCGCCCTCGCCTCCTAACCCCTCCAAGAGAGCAGCACCATGTACGAAGAAACAGTAGAGCGCATTGCCCACATGATGGCAGAGGATAACGGAGATCCGCAGCACTGGGGCGTGTATGCCACGAGGGCGATGGAGATCGTTGGCTTGCTTGGTCTGAAGAAGTACCGGAGCAGTGATTATATAAATAGTGATGGCACTCTTGCTGTTCGCAGCCGTTAACCTATCATCCTCAGACGAGCGCTAATCCAAGGATCCTTATCATGGCCAAAGACAAACTGACTAAGCAGGAACTCGAAGACCTGAAAGCCCAGGGTTACGTCGAGGGCAACATCAACTCGTTCCCTGACAACGTAAGCCCTGTCCTTCGCGCTCGTGCTATGGAGCAGTGGAAGGAAGAGAACGATATCCAGACTGTCGAAGAGCTGCCGACAGCTGTTGATCGCCAGAACGAACGTGAGCGCCAGCGCGCTGCAATCGACGGCGACAAGGAAATGCAGAAGCTGACCGGCGTGAAGCCTGATCCTCTCGACCATGATGGCGACGGTCGCAAGGGTGGCACCAAGGCCAAGCGCCAGAATGATGCTGCTAACGGATAAGACTTGACGGGCAACTTCTTCCGTCATAGTCTCAACTCATCCCTCTCGATCTAAGCCCTCGCGGATAATCTCTGCGGGGGTTTTCGTTTACTTGCGTTAGGAATTAAGGCATAGTGATCGCGTCACAGTTTAAGGGCGCATGGGGACACTTATGGCCATCAAAGGAATTCCAGTCGTCATCTCTGATAGAGGCATTCCTGTTAAGCCGGTCGAGGGGCGTGCTCCTCTTATGACGGTTTCAGAGAATGGGTTTGGGCTTCCCGTATTCATCGCTGATGAAGGTGCGCCGTTTGTGGTTGAAGGTCTCCAGGACTTCGCGTGGGAGCCTATCGATCTTACGGCTGGCACAGATGGCGTGCAGTGGATCGGGTATTCAAATGGCTCGGCAACGCTGCCGCAGCCAGCATTTGGATCGATCAGTGGAGAGCCATCTTCCGTTACCAACCTTCTGGCGCTCTATGATGACACGAACAGCAATGTGTATATTGCAGTGTTCTCTGGTGATTGGCTGGCATATCTGAGCGACCTTCCACTTTCTATCGGAGGAACGCCGTTCACTCCATTCGACGCCAACGTTATCTCTGGCAACACGTGGATACGCTATGAGGGCGTCGGGGACTTAGTTGATGGAGCGCTGTATCAGATAGAATTCGGATAAAGCACCTTGTCATTAGCTTCCACTGTGATAGTGTCGATCCACACGTTGTCTGTCCCTTTCATGTTTAGCTGAAGGCGCAAGTAGGCGGTCATAAAAATCATAGAGAGACTGTGTTGCCCTAGATGGACGACGCGGTGAATCGCATAATAGGTAACAGTCCCTCGATGCGCCAAAGAATAAGAAGGCTCCGTTCCTACACGGGGCCTTTTCTTTTGCCCTTCTTGATTGTTCTGCTTTAGGGTGGTAGTTTCGTTGCACCGTTGCGCAGCGAGAAAACAATCATGGCATATTCACTAGCCCAGAAGCTCCAGAGCCTAGGCGTTGCAACCCAGCTCGGAGAAGAGCTAGAGGCCCAGATTACTGCGGGCGTAGGCAATTCGCGTCGTCTCCAGGAGTTGGGCATTACTCCCGAACTAGGAGACTATATCGAGTCCGGCATTCCAGCGGGTGGTAGTCCCATCAATGCGGTGAAGCTCACGCGGTACGGCATGGTGCCTGACGTTGCCAAGCTCCTGGTCAAGAGCGTCAATGCTCCAATGAACACGGTGGCTCCAGCCATTACTGGTACGGCGCAGGTTGGTGAAACCCTAACCCGAACGACTGGCACTTGGACGGGATCGCCTACGCCGACATACGTTACCGCATGGCTGGCTGATGATGTGGTCATCACTGGCGAAACCGGGGCTACATACGTTCCAGTTGAGGATGACGTAGGCAAGGCGATCAAGGTTCGCGTCACGGCAACCAACACAAGCGGATCGGCTGTACAGACTAGCGCCGCAACGGCTGCGGTGGTGGCTGCGTAATGGACCCGGAAGAAATCCTTGAGGACGAAGATCTATTCGAGCCAAAGGATTCTGAACCATGGCTTGCCGCTATCAAACAGGCGGAAAAGCAGTTCGACCGCTGGCGCCATCTCTCTGACCGTATCGACCGTATCTATTCCAGTCTAGACCGTTTCAACTCCCTGACAGGCGATAGCATCGTTCTGGATCGGGAGTTTGATATCTTCTGGGCATCGGTCGAGGTTATCAAGCCCAGCATCTATTCCCGAGCCCCTGTTCCTGTCGTTACGCCGCGCTTCAAGGATCGCTCCCCGGTTAAACGGGTGACTGCGGACCTGCTTGAGCGCTCTGCTATTTCCGCCTTTGAAATGACTGACATCGATCAGGTCATGCTGGGTGTGCGCGATGATCTGGTGATTGTTGGTCGCGGCCAGCTTTGGGTCACGTACGAGGATGAAGGTGATGAAAAGGTTTGCGTCGAGCACCTTGACCGCCTCGACTTCCTACACGACCCCGCTCGCAAGTGGACTGAGGTCTGCTGGGTAGCGCGGCGAGCTTGGCTGTCCCGTCCAGAGATGCGCGAACGGTTCTCGGATCGTAGCGGCGATCTGTACCTCGATGCCAATTACAGCTCCAAGCGAGACAAGGACAACACTGTCTATGGCGCGGACGATCAGATCGAAAAGGCTGGCGTCTGGGAGATCTGGGACAAGAACAAGAAGAAGGTCGTCTGGGTAACAGAAGGCTGCGACAAGACGCTTGACGAGGATGAGCCTCACCTTCGTCTGAAGGGATTCTTCCCCTGCCCTCGCCCTGCCTATGGCACATTGCAGCGCCGGACACTCATCCCGGTGCCTGTTATCGTTCGCATCCAAAGCCAGATGGAGTCCATCAACCTCCTGACGAGCCGGATTCATGATCTGGTAACGAAGCTGGTGGTCAAGGGTATCGTTCCTTCTGGTACGGATATTGGGGACGCAGTAGAAGCGGCCATGCGGGAAGAGGATGTCTCGCACATGCTCATTCCTGTGCCTGCTCTATCCATGTCTCAGGGTGGCGCGCTCGTTGAATGGCTTCCCATCGATCAGGTGGCGAACACCATCCTTGCGGCTGTACAGGCTCGACGTGAGCTTATCGGCAACGTTCAGGAGCTTCTTGGTATTGCCGACATCATGCGCGGCGATACAGATGCCCAGGAGACGCTTGGTGCTCAACAGCTCAAGGCCCAATACGGTTCGGTTCGTGTCCGGGATATGATTAACGAACTGGTGCGTGTGGCCCGAGATGCCGTGTGCATCATGTCCGAGATCATGGCAGAGGAATTCAGCCTCGATACCCTGCTCAAGATGGCCCAGATGGAATTGCCCACTGAGGCGATGATCAAGAAGCAGATCAAAGATATCGGCGAACAGGCCAAGCAGCAGCTTACCCAACTTGAGGAGCAGGCCGCACAGGCAATCGAAGGTCAGGCAGGACAAGAGCCCGATCCAGAGCAGATGCAGGCCGCTCAGCAGCAATTGCAGCAGGCCCAGCAACAGATCATCCAGCAATCGTCTCAGGCCATCCAGAAGCTCTCTCAGGCCGTTACGGAAGAACAGGTCCGGAAGCTTCTCAAGGACACGAAGACCGATCCGTTCATGTTCGACATTGAGACGGATTCGACCATCTATCCAGATGAGCAGGCAGAGAAGCAGGCTCGTAACGAATTCATGACCGCATTCACCACGGCAGCGCAGGCCTTGGCTCCTCTGGTTCAGACCGGACCTGAAGGCGCAAAGATGGCGGGTGAGCTGATTAAGTTCCAGCTTGCTCCCTACCGCTCTGGCCGACAGTTGGAAGGGATGATTGACGAGTGGGTAGACAGTCTTGCCAATGCGCCGCAGGGCGGCGGGAATGAAGCGGCTGAATCTCTTGCTGCAAGCCAGATGGCTCTTGCCGAGGCAGAAGCTGCGAAGGCGCGAGCCCAGATGGCAAAGGTCGAAGCGGATAGCCAGTTGAAACAGGCCGAGCTTCAGACCCGTATGCAGCAGATGCAGATCGACACTCAGGAGAAGCAGGCCAAACTTCAGCTTGAGAACAGCAAGCTTCAGCTTCAGGCCAGCAAGCAGGAACAGGAGTTCGCTGCCATGATGGCCGATATGGATGCCAAGCAGAACCTTATGCAGGCCCAGACGGCTGAAATCCTATCCAAGATTGGTTTGGACGCTCGCAAGCAGGATCTTGAGGAATACCGGGCTGCTACCGATACGCAGTTCCGTGCCGAAGATCAGGCCCGCGCTGCTGAGACGACTGCCTTCGATCAGGAGCAGCGGATCGTTGATAGCCAGCGTCAGGAGCAGACCACAGACCGACAGATGACATTGGCAGAACAGCAGGCAATGGAGCGCGGCGATGCGTAGGCTAGGGCTTCTCAGTCTATCGGTTGCTTATCCTGGCACGCTTGGCCCGGAAACGATCCTGCCGCCTGCTGGATTTGTGTTCCTGATCGATAATGACGGTGTTTACCTAACAGATGAGGCGGGCGCGTATCTAATCGTCCCGGCAACGTAATGGTTACAACTCGCACTCTCTCCAACTACCTCGCATCCCTTCCCCCTACGCCGGGAGAGGATGCAACGCTCGTTACGCAGGATCTTCAGGCCTACTCTACAGCCAACATTCTGACTGCAAGCGATGTAGCCACAGTGGCGATCAGCGGTGCTTATACCGACCTGTCTGGGCTTCCTACTCTTGGTACGGCTGCGGCACAGAACGCGGATGCTTTCGCTACTGCTGCTCAGGGGAATCTTGCTGATTCCGCTGTTCAACCCGCAGAGCTTGGAACGGCAGCTTACGAGGACGCGATTGATTTTGCCACGGCCTCGCAGGGGCAGAAGGCTGATACAGCGGTTCAGACGATTGGCGCCGGTACGCTAATCAATGTTGACAACACTGACCCTCAGAACCCCGTCATTAGCGTGGCTGGCGGTGGATCCGGTATCGACATTCAGGGCAGTCCTGGGATTGATGTCGACAACACGGATCCGACAGAGCCTATTATCTCGATTATCGATGCCTATTTCGGCGATCTAGCCTTCAAGGATAAGGCTGCGGTAACGGATATCGATGCTACCGGAACGCCATCAAGCTCGACCTTCCTTCGTGGAGATGGGTCATGGCAATCCATCGCAGGGGCAGGAACGGTTACATCTGTCGGTGTGAGTGTGCCAACAGGCTTCTCCGCATCTGGATCTCCAGTTACATCTTCCGGCACTATCGCCATCACCTATGCCGCTGGCTATCAGGGCTATACGAGCGCGGAAGCTGCCTTGGTGTCTAGCGCCGTACAGCCTGGTGATCTGGGCGACCTTGCCCTTCTCGACACCATCAATAATGCCCAGTGGTCTGGAACCGATCTGGCTATTGCGAATGGCGGGACTGGGGCTTCCGATGCCTCTGGGGCTCGGACGAACCTTGGCCTTGTTATTGGAGCAGACGTACAGGCGTATAGCTCGGTTCTGGCCTCTTGGGCAGGCGTAACCCGAGCGACTGGCTTTGATACATTCGCTGCCACCCCAAGCTCTGCCAACCTTCGCGCTCTACTGACGGATGAAGTGGGGACTGGATCTGCATATTTCGTCGGTGGCGCCCTTGGCACTCCAGCCTCCGCTACTCTGACCAACGGGACCGGGCTGCCAATTATTGCAGGCACAACCGGAACGCTCACCGTAGCACGGGGCGGAACAGGCGCAACAGATGCTTCTGGAGCCAGAACCAGCCTCGGTCTAGTTATCGGGACAAACGTTCAGGCGTATGACGCAAACACAGCCAAAATCAACGCAGCTCAGACATGGACGGCGGCTCAGCGGTTTTCCCGCATTGCGCAGGAAGTCACAGCCGCTGCTGCGCTTGATCTGGATTGCGCTAACAGGAACGAATTCACCAAGACGATTGCAGCGAACTCAACCTTCACGGTGTCGAATGTCCCGACCGGTGTCGCGTTTCATCTTCGCCTTATCCTCACCTACACGTCTGGGACAATAACATGGTGGTCCGGGGTAAAGTGGGTGGGCGGTACAGCCCCTGCGTTCACGGGCGGGAAGGTTTACGAGATCATCTTCTCGACCAATGACGGCGGCACGACATGGTACGTCGCGTCCGGGGAGTACACACCTTGAGCCTGATTGAGATTAAGAAAAAGCTCCTGATGGCTCAGAAGAAAACAGGTGGTGGAGAAATCTGGACAGCAATATCTGCCCCTCAAGCAAACCCGTGGTACTCCGTAGCAACGGATGGAGCTGGCACTTGGGTTGGGGTTGCATACGATGGGACCGACCGGATTATGAGGTCAACGAATAACGGTCTCACTTGGACAGCAATATCTGCCCCTCAAGCAAACCCGTGGTACTCCGTGGCAACGGATGGAAACGGTGTTTGGGTTAGTGTTGCACTCTCTGGAACCAATCAAATTATGAGGTCAACGAATAACGGTCTCACTTGGACAGCTATTTCTGCCCCTGAAGCAAACCAGTGGGCTTCCGTAGCAACGGATGGAAACGGTGTTTGGGTTGGGGTTGCACTCAACGGAACCAACCGGATCATGAGGTCAACAAATAACGGACTCACTTGGACATCTATTTCTGCCCCTCAAGCAAACCAGTGGCGCTCCGTAGCAACGGATGGAGCTGGCACTTGGGTTGGGGTTGCAACTGATGGAACCAACCGGATCATGAGGTCAACAAATGATGGCCTCTCTTGGACAGCAATAACTGCTCCTGAAGCAAACCAGTGGTTCTCCGTAGCAACGGATGGAGCTGGAACTTGGGTAGGTGTTGCAAACAGCGGAACCAATCGGATTATGAGGTCAACGAATAACGGCCTCTCTTGGACAGCAATATCTGCCCCTCAAGCAAACCCGTGGTACTCCGTAGCATCAGATGGAAACGGTGTTTGGGTTGGTGTTGCATACGATGGAACCAATCAAATTATGAGGTCAACAAATAACGGTCTCACCTGGACAGCAATATCTGCCCCTGAAGCAAACCCGTGGCGCTCCGTAGCATCAGATGGAGCTGGCACTTGGGTAGGTGTTGCAGTCGATGGAACCAACCGGATCATGAGGTCAGACAGTTAAATGTCCTACGCAAAAGTAGAAAATAACAAAGTCACAAAACATCCGTATTCATTCAAGCAGATGAAGGTTGATAACCCAAATACATCGTTCAATGACGACCAGAACGATGTTCAATCCGCTGAGTTCAAGCGCTTTCCTGTCATTGACACGCCCCCAACTTTCGATCCTTCAAGTCAGTATATTGAACAAAATCCCATAAACGAATGGACTTTCGACGGGACAAAGGTAGCAACAACCTACGACGTCAAACAACGAACGATTGCCGAGCGCAAGCAAATTCTTATCGATCTACTCAAGCAAAAGCGTTGGGAAGTCGAAACGGGCGGCGTAACTGCCTCGATCAATGGCGAGCAGGTTCTTGTGTCAACAGCTCGCGGCGATGACCGAACGGCTCTCCATGTTGAGTTCACCCGGCTCCTGGCTGGCCTTCGACCGGATGGCGCTACATTCAACTTCGCGGACACTCTACCCCGTAGCGTGACGAATGAAGAGATGACTAGCGCTATTAATGCGGCCCTCATTCACGTTCAGGCGTCATTCGATACTGAGGATCACATTACGTCGCTCATCAACGCTGCTGCGACCCACGACGACCTAGACGCCGCAGACGATCTAATTCAAGAAGAGTGGACAATTGGTTAAGTACGTCTATTCCCCCAATGGCCTCGTCAACCAGGATACTGGCGAGGTCGAGCCTTTCACCCGCAGTGACCGTGTATTCCTCCCCCAAATCATGCGTGGGGACGATCAAGAGCCTTTGGTTTCAATGGCCGATGGCAAGGTCTACACCTCCAAGTCTCGTATGCGCGAGAGCTACAAGGCCAGCGGAAACCCTCAGGGTGTCGAGTATATCGAGATCGGCACGGATCAGAGCATGAAGAAGAAAAAGCCACGTCAGAAATCCGACCCAGACGCCATCAAGGCCAGCGTAGAACGCGCTGTGGCTGACATGGAAAACGGTCGCTTTAGCAACTAACCTCAACCATCCTCCTCAGACAAGGATAACGTAAATGACCGTAGAACTCCCCGATCTGGCGCCCTCTGCCAACGAGCAGCCCTCCACTGTACTGACTGAACAGGTCGATACGAAGAAGCCAGCAGAGATGAAGCTGGAGGAGCAGGAAACTCCAGAGCCCGAAAAGCCCATGTCCGTAGACGAGGCGGTCCGTAAGGCTGCATCTGACGTTGCGGAGAAGGCTGAGAAGGAAAAGGCCGAGGCCGAAAAGCCCAAGGTAGAGCCAAAGGCTGAAAAGCCTGCTCCCGAACGCGGCGAGAACGGAAAATTCAAACCAAAGGAACAACCTGCCGAAACGCAGGAAGTGCAATCGTCTGAAGCGGATGCCGACGACGATGGAGAAGGTGAGCAGGAAGGCGAAGCAACCCGCTCGTCTGAGGGGCGCGATATTGATAAGCCCCCTGCTCGCTTCCTTCCCCGCGCTAAAGAGAAGTGGGGCGAGGTAGACCCTGATGTCCGTGGTGAGGTTCACCGTGCCCTTTCTGAGATGCAGAAGGGTATGGAGGAATACAAGGAAAGCCACGACTTCCGCAAAGAGCTGCGCCCGTATGAGGAGCTTGCCAAGGCGAGCGGCACGACTGTCACTCGGGCTCTTGAGAACTATACGGCTATTGATCGACTGCTTCGGGAAAACCCCACGGCTGGCGTCGAGAAGGTTCTCCAGTCCATTGGCGTTACTCCCCAGCAGTATGCCCAGCACGTTCTAGGGCAGGCTCAGCAGCAGGCCCAAAACCCTGCCATGGCGCAGACCCAGCAGCTTCAGGGGCAGATCCAGCAGCTTCAGCAGCAGATCATGCAGCTTACGCAGGGGACTGAACAGGATAAGGCTGCGGCTCGTATTGCGGAGGTGGAACGATCGGTCATTGCTCCGTTTCGTGAACAGCACGAGCGGTACGATGAACTAGAGTCCGATATTGTCTTTTTCCTGAACAGTGGTAAGATACCGTCCAACATTCCGGAACGGCAACGTCTGGAATATGCTTACGACATGGCCGAGCGGATCAACCCCGCACCAGTCTACGGCAAAGCAGAGCCGGTCATCCCGGCGAACCAAGTGCATAAGCCGCTCAACCCGGCTGGCAGAAAATCCGTAAAAGGCGCGCCGTCCGCTGGCACAACTCTCAAGCGGAACAGCGCAGTAATGTCAATCGAGGACTCCATCAAAGCGGCTATGGCCGAACGTGGAGCCTAATCCAAGGGAACGAACATGGCAGTCGTAACAGACCGTGCCTATCGCCAGACCCTCTCTGCCGCACTTGCCTACCGTAAGCCTGGCATTGAAGATCTGGTTTCCAACTCCAACGTCATCTGGAACACTATTCGCCGTAATGGCAACTATCGTTCTTTCGATGGCCCGGAAATCCGTCACCACCTCCAGATCGATAAGCAGTCTGCCCAGTGGTATACTGGCTATGACAAGCTGAAGAATCCGCCCGTTGAACTGTTCAACGACGCGGTATTCATGCCTTCGACCGTGGCTGTTCCGATCAGCTTCTCCGGTACTGAGCTTCGCGCCAACACCGGAACGCGCCTCATCCCGCTTATGTCGTCCTATATCGACGCTGCGGAAAACTCCATGCGAGACGAACTCGAAATCGCAATGGTGGGTGATGGCACTGGTCAGAATGGCCGCTCGCTCGTCGGCCTCGGTGCTGCTGTCCCTATCGTGACCAATACCGGCACGTATGGTGGCATTAGCCGCACCTATCCAATCTGGCAGACCTCTACCTACGACGCCAACTCGGCATTCCCCGACATTGGTACTCAGGTCGATTCCACCACAATCCGCCCGATGCTGAGCCGCATCCTTGCCCAGCGCTCGCGTGGCACTCGTGCCGCCGATCTGCTGATCATGTCGCAGGAACACTTCGAAGCCCTTGAGCAGTCGATGGTTGCTCACCAGCGCATTGTGAACCAGACCCGCCTCGGCGAGCTTGGCTTCTCCGCTCTGGAATTCCTCGGATCTGGCAAGCGCGCTGAAGCAGTTCTGGCCTCCGGCCTGAATTCGTCCATGCCTGCAAATACCACGTATGGCCTCGAAAGCCGCTCGCTGTACCTCTACTACCGCGAGTCGCTGAACTTCGACATGCTGTTCGATGGTGATGGTGCAATGCCGATCAACCAGGACGCCATTGCGCAGTATCTGGCTTGGGAAGGCCAGTTCGTCGTGGGCAACCCGCTGTTCAGCTGGCGCCTGTACGATAGCGCACCATAAGGAGATAACATCATGGCATTTCGCACGACTCCAAATCTTGGCCCTGATATCGAGCAGTTTGCTACGCAGTGGTGGTATGACCCTGATGGGCTTGTATCTCCTCTGCCGGGCAATCCTGAACTCGGTTCGGATGGTCACTACTATGTTCTCTGCAAGGCTGGCGCGGCTCTTCCTACCGCTGGCACCGCAATCACTATCAACCAGACGACTTGGGTCGCGACGGCAGGTGCAGGTGGTTACGTCACCCCTGTAGCAGCTATCCCGATCAACGCTTGGTTCTACGGTCGATCCAAGGCCCTTCCGGGCGGCGCAACGGCCAACTAAGACCACGGCCCTCGCCTCACGGCGGGGGCAACTTCCCTCTCAGACAGGAAACACAAAATGGCAGATGGTAACGTAGTCGTTCCATTCTTCTACACTCAGGCAGTCGAAAACCCGGTGGAGACAAAGAAGCAGGGACGCCCTATTTTCGAGGATAAAGAATTCGTTGAATACCGCTTTGCCGGTAATCGATATCTGAACCTTCACTTCCCCGCCCATGAAATGCACGAACGTATCAATGGCGAGGATATCACCCATGCCATGCGCTGGCCTGACCAGTATGCGGAATTCAAGCGCAGCGGCGGTGCAAACATTGTCAGCGGCACTCCGCTTGAGGAACTGACATTCCTGACCAAGGCTGAATGCTCCGAACTGAAGGCGCTCAAGATCTACACGGCGGAAGCTCTGGCTGAGATCGATGGCCCGACCATCAAGAGCCTCGCTGGCAAGGGCTATAAGTACAAGGAACAGGCTCAGGCCTATCTTGCCAAGTCTAGCCAGAACGCTGGTCTCACCCAGATGATGGCTGAGATGGATGCAATGCGCGCCAAGATCGCAAGCTTGGAAGGTGCAGAGGCCGAAGAGAAGCCTCTCGACAAGGCAGCACTCAAGGACCGCATCGAGGAAATCACCGGAACGCGCCCACAGGGCAATCCAAGCATTGAAACGCTGACCCAGATGCTTTCGGAACTTGAATCTCAGGCCGCTTAAGGAAGATGAATGACCATCCTATCCATTGTACAGAAGGTCGTACTCTCCCTCGATCTGGAGCAGCCTACGGTTCTCTTTTCGAGCACGGAGCGTACATGGGTGGAGATGGCGAACATCGTCAACATCTGCGCTGCCCAGATTCTTGAAGCGTATGATTGGCAGCGTCTGATCAAGACGGCAACGATTACGGGGGATGGCGTGGAAACCGCTTTCCCCCTTCCTGCTGATTATGACCGCATGGTTCGGGATGCCAATCTGTGGTCTCCCGGCCTCACGTGGTATCCTTCTCAGCAGATGCAGGACTTCAATCAGTGGCTGGAGCTTCAGAGCTATGCCATTGAGACTTGGCAGCAGCGCTGGATGATTTTCGGCGGAAACCTGAATGTGGTGCCTCCGGTCGCTGACACGGAAACTCTCCGGTTTGGCTATATCTCGAATAACATCGTTAATGGCCCTGTGACCTCTCAGTTCACCACGGATACGGACAACTTCATTCTGGATGATGAGCTTCTTCGGCTGAGCATTGTTTGGAACTGGAAGAAGATCAAGGGTTACGATTTCCAGGTTGAGCTGGCCGAATACGGGGAACGGCTCAACAGCCTTCAGTTCAGCGATGTTGGCGCGCGACAGCGCATTATCTCGGGTCGTGGCGCTTATCGCAGTGGTCGCTTCCCAACTGGACAATCCTTCCCATGACGCTCGTTACAGGCTTGCAGAAGACCGGACGCCAGCGGGTAACGCAGGATAAGTCTGTACCGGCCCCTGTGGCGGGTTGGGTGACGGCACAGAACATCGCGGCGTCTCAGCAGGGGACTTGCCTAGTCCTCGATAACTGGTTCCCGACTACCACAGGGCTTCGGCTGCGCGGCGGCAACGTCAAGCGCGCCACCCTTGGTGACGATCCGGTTGAGAGCTTCATCGGTTACTTCGGAGCAGCCCTGCGTCGGTTTGCTGCCTCTGGTGGCAACATCTATGACTTCACGGCTATCATTGATCCAGATGTCCCTCCTGCGCCTATCGTGACCGGGCAAGGATCGAACTATTACGCTTACGTCAACTTCTCCACGACAGGTGGGGATTTTGTCTATGCGGTGAATGGAACGGACCCGGCGCTTCTGTTCGACGGGAATGCGTTCTACCAGATCACAGACAGCGACATCCGAACGATCCAATATGATAATGGGACTGGTGATTTCTCGGTCGGCCTAACGGTCACTGGTGGCACATCGGCAGCGACCGGAACGGTTGTTCGGGTAGATGGCACGACAGCCTCCGGCACTCTCTATCTGAAGAATGTAACTGGTACGTTCCAGAACAATGAAGCGCTGACCGACGCCGATACAGGAGACGCTCAGGCGAACGGTGTAGATTCATTGTTCGTGTCTGGCATAACGGGTGCTGACACCAGCTCCTTCACTCATGTGAACGTCTATCGTAATCGCCTCTATTTCGTCAGCAATGTTGAAAACTCTATCTTCTACCTTCCGGTTGACTCCATTGGCGGTGCTGCAGGAGCGCTGAGCCTCGCCGGTATCTTCCGGAAAGGCGGGCGTCCATACTTTACAGCCACGTGGTCATCTGAGTCCGGTTCTGCGTCTCTCGATGACTATCTGGTGGTGGTTTCTACTGAAGGGGAGGCGGCAATCTTCCAGGGCTCATTCCCCGGCGACCCGCAATGGACCCTTGTCGCTGTTGTGGAGATCTCGCGCCCCCTCGGTATCAATGGCTGGATGAAGGCTGGTGGCGATATCGTGGTAGCGACAGAGCGCGGTATGATCCCTATCTCGGCAGCTCGCGTCAAAGATCCTGCTGCACTTGCCCTCGATGCCGTGTCCCGACTGATTGAGCCAACGTGGCGGGCCGAGGTGGCAGCGCGGCGGACGATCCCTTGGGAGGTTGCGAAGTGGGACGACAAGAGCGCATTCCTCGTCAATGCCCCTGTCACAACCGCGATCAACAACCGCATTACGCTGGTGGGCAATCTCCAGACAGGCGCATGGTGCCGCTATACCGGGTGGGACAATCGCTGCTTCCTCGTAAGCGATGGTCAGCTTTATTTCGGATGCAATGACGGCACGATCCGGCAGGCAGAGATTTCTGGGTATGACGTAGACCAGCCCTATAACTGTCAGGTGGCTTTCGCTTGGGATCATATGGGCAATCCGGCGTATCGGAAATCCATCAAGCAGGCCAAGGCCGAGTTCTTGACGGACATTCCGTTCAATATCCGTCTCAGCGCCTCTACTGACTATATGCAGGAGTTTCCTATCCCGCCCAACGTTATGCCATCCACGGAGACGCCCAGCCTCTGGGATGTGGGCCTCTGGGATGTGGCGCAGTGGGATGATGGCGCGGTTCCTGTTCGCAGGACTACACGCTGGAGATCTGTCAGCCGGACGGGTGAGATCTTCTCCTTTCAGGTGCAGGTTCCGATGGGTAATGACCGGGCGCCGAATGCAGAGCTAACGATTGTTCATCTCATCTTCGAAGGCGGGGGTATTGGATGATCGTATTCATTGCGCCTGACTATGTTCGGGATTGGGTTGCCAGTGAGCTAAACCAGATCGGATTTGCCGGGAACTTCATTACCGCTTTCGGGAATTTCGAGGGGAACAAGCTTCTCGGCGGCGTTGTCTTCCATAACTACTACCCAAAAGAGGGCGTTGTGGAGATGAGTGCCGCTGGGATCGATGCGCGATGGCTCTCCCGACAGATGATCCGCTCCATGTTCAACTACGCCTTTGGAGTGCTTGGATGCCAAATGACAATCCTTCGTGTGTCGGAGCATAATTCGAGAATGCTGAACATTGCTGACCGATTCGACTTCAAAGGCTATCTAATCCCGCGTCTCCGTGGTAGAAACGAAGGCGAATGGGTTCTGACTTATACAGATGACCAGTGGCGCGACAGCCCGTTTAACAGGAGTCGTAAATGATAAATGCGGAAGAGCTTCGGCGCATTGTCCATTACGACCCAGAGACGGGCATCATGACTCATCGAGTCAAGCTAGCTAACAGAACCAAGGTTGGCTCCGAAGTTGGCTGGCTTGATAAATCTCCAAAATGCGGATACCGCCGAGTCACAATAAAAGGCGAAACGTATTTGGTTCACCGGTTGGCTTGGCTGTACGTCTACGGGGAGTGGCCAGACGAGCAGTTAGACCACATTAACCGGGTTAGAATAGATAACCGTATCTCCAATCTGCGTGATGTGACGAACCAAGAAAATCAGTTCAACACATCTAAAAACAGCAACAAGTCTGTCCCATACGTTGGCGTGTACTACCACAAAGCTAACCGAAAATGGACTGCCGCTATTTCTTGGAAAAAAGATGGCAAGAAGCACCAGAAGTACCTTGGGTCATTTGAAACTCCCGAAATGGCGAGCGCCGCATACTTGCAAGCTAAATCAGTCCACCACGTGGTAGGGATCTAGATCGATGGGAAAAGCTCCTTCTCCACCAAATCCAGCCACTACAGCTGCCGCTCAAACTCAGAGCAATAGAGACACAGCAATTGTTCAGGCCGGACTTAACGCCACAAACCAGATCACTCCCTATGGCAATCTGACCTATGACCAGATTGGCACATGGGAAGATGGTACGCCTCGTTATCAGGCGACCCAGAGCCTTTCGGACGGCGCTCAGAGCCTTTTCAATACGGGCCAGCAGACACAGCAAAACCTCGCCAATCTAGCTCAACAGCAGTCGGGCCGTCTATCAGGCCTTCTGAACCAGAACCTCGACCTTTCGGGCCTGCCTAGTGGGGGGAGAGCGCCGGGCCTATCAACGATGGGCGGTGACACAAGCGGTATTGCGACGAGCTTCGGTCGGGCTGGCGATATTCAGTCTCAGCTAGGCGACCAGGATAGCTGGGGGCAGGTCCAGCGTGTCGAGGACGCATTGTTCTCTCGTCTTAACCCTCAGATCGACCGCCAGCGTCAGCAGATGGAGACGGACCTCGCTAATCGAGGCATCCGCCCCGGATCGACTGCGTATTCCCAGGCCATGGGCGACTTTAACCGTGATCTAAACGACCAGCGCACTTCTGTCCTTCTCAACGCAGGACAGGAGCAGAACCGTATGCAGCAGGTTGCTCTCAACTCTGGGAACTTCGCCAACAACGCTCAGGCGCAGAACTTCGCCCAGCAGGCGGCTCGGGGGCAGTTCCAGAACCAAGCGCAGAACCAGCTTTACACTCAGCAGATGGGTAACGCCGCATTCGGTAACGCTGCCTCACAGCAGAACTATCAGAACCAGAACCTGGACCGGCAGAACGCGCTCAATGAGATGCTCCTACAGCGGCAATTGCCGTTGCAGGAGATACTGGCCGTATCGGGTCAAGGACAACTACAGCAGCCAAATTTTGTAAGCACCCCCCAAACAGGTGTTGCTGGAACAGATGTAGCCGGAATCACTAATTCGGCCTTCGGCCAGCAAATGCAGGCTTACAACTCTAACCAAGGGTTGATGGGTGGTCTTTTCTCGGCAGGCGCTTCTTTGATACCTTTGCTCTCGGATATTCGGGTTAAAACGAATATAGAGCGTGTTGGAACGCACCCGGTTGGGACAGGCATATACGAATACGATCGAATCGACACTGGCATGAGGGAGATCGGCGTAATTGCTCAAGAGCTACAGCGTATTAGGCCTGATATGGTAGACAGCACTTACCCAGATGGGCTTCTTAGAGTACACTACTGGAAGCTCAATTCGGAGGCCACCCGTGATAACTCATAGCCGACTTCTTGATCTTCTGCACTATGACCCGTCAACGGGGGTTTTTACGCGCAGAGTTCAGCGCCAGAAGTACAAAGCTGGAGAAGTGGCGGGCAAAATCAGGCCGGAAGATGGTTACGTAATCATTGGCATTGATGGACGCTCGTATGTGGCTCACCGACTTGCGTGGCTTTATGTCTACGGTGAATGGCCCCCGAATAAATTAGATCACAAAAATCTAATTAAGAGCGACAACAGAATTGAGAATTTGCGCCACGCTACTCAAGCTGAAAACACATGCAACGCAAAGAAGCGATCATCCAATAAGTCGGGTTGGAAAGGTGTGCATTGGAACAAAAAACTAAAAAAGTGGTCCGCTTCAATTAGCTTTAAAAATAAGCGGCTATATCTCGGTTCCTTTAATGATGTGAAGGAAGCAGCAGAGGCTTATATTTTCGCTGCTTTGGAAATCCACGGCGAATACGCGAGGTTTGAGTGATGGCTCTTCAGCCCTTCGTCTGGTCCGGAAATCAGGCTATCTCCACCCCTGAAGCTGCAGAGCGCCGGCGTCGAGTCGCAGAGGCCATGATTGGTCAGGCCGCAACGCCAGCAACCAATTGGGCTGAAGGCTTGAGCGACGTAGCTGCTGCCTTTACCGGCACACAGCTTCAGAACCAGGCCGCTGCCGCCGAAGAGGCGGGCCGTGCATCAGCCGCACAGGCTCTTGCCGGTCTGGGTCCGAATGCTGGATTCTCCGATATCGCTGGAGCCCTCTCCAATCCATGGCTATCCCAGCCTCAGTCCACTATTGCCGCTGCACTGCTTCAGCAGAACCTCCAGAGCCAAGACCCTGCATATCAGCTTGATCTTGCCTATAAGCAGGCGCAGATCGACAAAATGAATGCCGATATGATGGGTGGCGGCGCTTCCGAGTACTTCGGAACCCCCGTTCCATTCCAGAACCCAGACGGCTCTATCGGCTTCGGGCAGCTTGGCAAGGACGGGTCATTCAAGCCTATTGGCCTTCCTGAAGGCGCACAGCCAGCCCCAACAACTCGTCAGGTAGATACAGGAACTGAAATCATCACCATGGATATCTATGGTAATGAACTCTACCGAACTCCGAAGGATCTTCGCGGCGCTGAAGCTCAGAGGGCAATCGGTGCGGCTGAAGGCGCTGGCGTTGTAGCAGCCCCGAGCGATATTGCATCGGCTGAAATGGCCCTTGATCTTCTAAACCAGATCGAGACAAACCCGGAATTGCCGTGGGCAACGGGGCAAAGTGTTCAGCTTGGTGGTAATACTGGCCTTATTCCTGGTACGCAGGGGCGAAAAGATTTCCAGAACCTTGTTGACCAAGCTACAAGCGGTGCATTTCTTAGTGCTATTCAGCAAATGCGTGGAATGGGCTCTCTATCTAATGCCGAAGGACAGACGGCGACTGCCGCTGTTACACGAATGAACACTGCGACATCTGAATCGGCATTCCGGAAGGCTTTGGCTGATTACCGATCCGTAGTTGAACGAGGACTTTCGAATGCACAGAAACGACTTGGTGGCGGCACGCAGGCATCTCCTGAAGTATCTGTAGACGTTGTTGATTGGACGGATCTCTAAATGGTTGATGTGCGGCTCCCTGATGGTCGTGTAGCGCGGTTCCCGGACACCATGCCGAGGGAGGAGATCCGTTCGTTCATTCAACAGAAATTCCCTGAACCCAGTGCCACTCCTGCTCCCACTGCTCAGATGCAGTCCGAGCCCAATCTTCTAGATCGCGCAGGGCAGGCTATCGGCTCTACGTTTACTGGCATGACGCAGGGTGCAACTCTCGGCGCCTACGATGAACTAGCCGCTCTCCTCGGAACGCCTATCAAGGCCGCAGAAAACCTTATTACAGGGCAAGACTCCATTAATGGGATAGGCGACGTTGGCCGTTTCCTCGGCAGCTCGTTTACTGATGCTCAGGGAGGGCAGCAAGCCCTTGTCAACCAAGCATACGAACAAGCCCCTGTGTCAGCCCTTGCGGGTGACGTTGCCGGTTCTCTGGCATTTGGCCTTCTGTCCGGTGGCGCGAATGCTGCGACGATTGCTCGTCCTACAGTAGCAGGAATGGCCGCACGTGGCGGCATAGAGGGCGCGCTTATGGGTTCGGGGACCGGCTACAATTCGTCCGAAGATCCAAGCCTTGAAGGGCGTCTATCTTCTGCTGCACAAGGCGCTGTGGTCGGCGGCGCTCTGGGTGCGATCACTGGCGGGCTTGTGGGAAATAGCATGTCCAAAGCTCAGAGGAATGCAGTACCAACAGTTCAGGATTTGGCCGATGAGGCCGGAGCGCTCTACTCGGCAGCTCGCTCTTCTGGCGTAACGTCATCCCCTCAGATGACAGACCAGATCGCCAACACTATCGAGGGAATTGCTAGGGCAGAAAACGTTATCCTTCCGAGTGGGAAGGTGAATGACACATATCCCAAGATCTCAAGCATTCTTAATGTGTTCGATGAATATAAGAACAGAAGTCTTGATGTTGGGGAGATGCAGTCTATCCGTAGGACTCTACAGGACGCAGCTAAAAGCATAGACCCTGGAGAGCGCCGGGTCGCGACTATCATGCTTAGCGAGTTTGATGACTTCGCTACGTCTGTAGCCCCAGAACTTGCAGAGGCTTCACAGCTTTATCGTCGGTCCAAGCTTGGGGAGATGATCGAACAGGCTATTGAGTTGGCCGATAACCGCTCTAGTCAGTTCAGTCAATCCGGAATGGAGAATGCTCTCCGTACTCAGTTCCGGCAGATGAACGCTCAGATCATAAAAGGCCAGTTGCGCGGAGTACCGCCCGAGCTAGCTGAGCAGATTCGCCTTGTTGCGGATGGTAGTCCGATCCAAAACTTTGCACGGAGCGTTGGCAAGTTTGCTGTGCGAGGGCCTGTTTCTGGCGTGATTCCCACCATTGCCGGGGGCGCCGGGTTTGCTGCTGGGGGGGGGCCGGTTGGTGCCGCCCTAGGAGCAGGCGCTGTAGCTCTGCCCGGAGAGATTGGAAAACGGGTAGCTGAGAATATGTCGATCCGAAACGCGGATATTGCCTCTGCACTTGCGAGGTCTGGAGGTGCTCTGCCATCTGTTGATTATTCCCCTGTTTCCCAGGCTCTCGTTAATGCTAGCGGCAACCTTGGTGGTCGCCTTCTTCCCAACTTCTAGGAGAACAGAGAGTGCCAAGGGATTACATATTTAGAAATCATGGAGAATGCAGCGAATGCAATCGCATATGCCCAAACTCTCTTGTCCATCAAGTTAATCATTTGTCTCTCCTTCCTTTCCATAGCACCACAACCATCGGGTAGCGTCAATGGCCGATCTTACACCACAACAGCTAGACGTTCTCGCTAGGACGGTTCTCGGGGAGGCCAGAGGGGAAGGGCAGCTTGGGATGGAGGCCGTCGCCCATAATATCAGGAACCGCGCCAATTCGGGCCAGTACCCATCCGATCCCGCTGCTGTTGCTCTCCAGCCCAAGCAGTATTCTACATGGAATAGCGGTGAAGGAGGCAATAACCCACAACAGTTTAGCCCTAATTCTCCGCAGTATCAGACGGCGCAGCAGATCATTCAGAGCGTGTTTGGAGGCGCGTCTCCTGACCCAACGAATGGCGCTCTGTTCTATCATAACCCGAGCGTCAATCCGTCATGGGCAAACTCCGTTAACCAGTACGGCACAACGCAGATCGGCAACCATATTTTCTACAATGGCAGGCCACAACCAACACCAGTAAACCCGGCAACGCAGTCTCAGGACATGGCCTTGATGCGTAACCCGATCATGAGCCAGTCTGCTCGCGATAGTCAGGTTACTCCATATCCTCGCGATCAGTCTCTTGAGATGCTCATGCGCCGCACGCCTGGAGAGACAATTGCAACTGTCCCCACATCTGGAATTGGCCAGCCACCTGGTACGCGCGTTGTGCAGTCCGTCCCGATGGGAGGTGATGGGTCTGCATATGCTCAGGCTGCTCGCCGTGCAGCCCTCGGCGCAAACCAAAGCTATGTAGAGCGCAATCCAGGGATGAATCGAACACAGTCTCAGCAGCCTAGTTCTCAGCAGGTGAACGACGCAGCCAGACGGGCGGCTTTGACTGCAAACCAGTCATATGTTGAGCGGAATCCAAGAGCGGTAACGCCACAGGAAGAGCAGACAGAGATTGGTCGTCTTCTGGGGATCTATCAGCATGGTGGCCCAACACGTACCAGTATGAACGCTCTGGACAGGCTGCCGCAAGGAACTGGCCTTACGCCTCGTGATTCCATACTCCCATTGGCAAGCAATCCAATCATGGTCGGGTCTGGCGCTAATGCTCCGACGCCGATGCCATACGGCGCTCGCCCTGGCGGCAATGTTGCTCCTGTTCCTATGGCGGCGAATATGCGACCGACTGGAGTGCTGCCAATCGCTTCTGCTCCTCTAGCTGGAGGGGTAAGGGGAGGGGCGCCAGCACAAGCCCAACTCCCAATCGCAGCGAATGGTGGTTCTGGTCCGACCAGGATCGTTATTGATGGAGCCGGTAGTTATTCTGCTCCACAGGCCATGACGCCGGTACAGCAATATCAGTCTATGGGCCTATCGCCATCCCAGGCCTATGAGGTTGCCAACCAGCAGGCCGCTGCAAATGCGTACCGGAACGCATATGGCAAGGAAGATACGAGATCGGATTGGTTCAAGTCGGTGACGGGGGGTTAAGAATAGTGTACAAATCTAAAAAGATTGTTCGGAGATAACGAATGCCACGGTCCCCTACTGTTCTAACACCGCCTCCTGGCACTCTTCCGTTTACGCCGAACACCACGATTGAATCGGGTAAGGCTAACGCTGTCTGGCTCGATCTCTATCAGGACGGGAATACGCCTCGACCTATCGAGTATGGTGGAACTGGTGCATCGAATGCTGCCGACGCGTTAAACAATTTAGGAGCCATCGGGCAAGGAAACTTCCTCGCTTCCTTTAGTATAGGAGATGGATATTATTCTGCTAGGAATATAGCTTCCGAATCCGGCGTCTGGCTGAAAAGGGATGGGGCTCTATACGACAGCACTTCATATCCTGAACTTGCTGCTCTTCTTCCGGCTTTGCCGGATGGCGTAGAGTGGTCAGCAGTCCCCACAGCTCTAACAGGAACCATTTGGGCTTTTTATGCCGATGCTGATGGGTTTTATATCGGCACAAGATCTGGCGATGACAGCAATATATATTTTTCCGAAGATATGGTTGGGTTTTCCCTACGTGCTGTTATCCCCTCGTTTTCTATCGAAGGAATAATGAAAGGAGGCGGCGTATTCGGCGCGACAGACGGGAATGGGAAAGTCACATCATCGAATGATGGAGTTAATTGGACGCCTCCTTTCTCTGTAAACTCGCAAGGGTTTGGGCCTGGCGGCCTGGCATGGAGCGGTATCGTCTTCTGTGCCGTAGGCGGTAATGGATCTATTTATACCTCCCCCGATTTCGTAACTTGGACCTCTCGTAGCAGTGGTTCGTCATCGTTTCTTTTCTCTGTCAAGTTCTTAAATGGGAACTTTGTAGTAACTGGTGGAAGTGGAGTTGTATTAACATCGAACTCCGCAGGTGAGACTTGGGCTTTAAGAGCCACGGGTGTAACAGCTAACCTCAATAGCAGTGCATATCTAAGCCCTAATTATGTTATTGTTGGATCTGTTTCTTCTGGATCTGCCGTCATTCTGTCATCCTCCGACCTCTCTACTTGGTCTGTCAGGCCAAGTGGCTCGGCTTTTCAACTCAGGTCAGTAACAGCGTCTAGCTCTGGATTTCTGGCAGTTGGAGATAATGGTGTTGCGCGAATATCCGCTCAAGGTACAGCGTGGTCTTCAAGCTCAACAGGAGTTAGCGTCAACCTCCTTGTCGCCATACACGACCCAGACACACCTTCTGTCTATTACACATCAGCAACCACATCTATTCTTAAAGGGATTAGAACCCTAACAACGCAGTTTCGTGTCCCTAACGACGCTCCCCAATACGGATGGATCAAAGCGGAGAACGACTGATGAAAGATAATTTTGATGCCGCTCTCAAGGAAGTCCTAAAGCATGAAGGCGGTTGGTCGGATCATCCTCAGGATCCGGGCGGGGCCACGAATATGGGGATCACCATTGCGACGTACCGGAAATGGATCGACCGAAACGGCACTCCTGAAGATCTGAAGAAGATTTCCTACACTCAGGTCGCCAAGATCTACCGGAGCGCTTATTGGAACGCGGTAAAAGGTGATGAGCTTCCATCCGGCATCGACTATGCTGTTTTTGACTTTGGCGTGAACTCCGGCACGACGCGCGCCGCAAAATACCTGCAAGCCGTTCTAGGCGTTGCGCAGGACGGTAAGATCGGTCCTCTTACAATTGCCGAAGCCCATAAGGCGGATGCTGAAGCTGTCGTTAACTCCCTATGTGATCGGCGTATGGCATTCCTTAAGGGACTAAAAACCTTTGCAACGTTCGGGAAAGGATGGACGCGCCGGGTCTCTGAAGTGCGCGCTCTTGCTCTCACGATGGCTGAGTCTATAATCGGAAAACCCATCCCGCATCTGGGACCAAAGGAGCCTCCAGTGGACGTATGGCAACCCGATCTTGAACCGAACAAGGGGCTTGGCATTCCAGCGCTTGTCCTGATCGTCTTTGCGGCTATTGCTGCCGCTGTAGTCTTCTTCTTTGTACCGATTGGTTGATAAAATGGGAAACACTCTCGCCAAAATCCTCCTCGGCAAGATCTTCGACAAGACCATGGAGACGCTCCTGAAGCCGAGCACTCCAGTAAACGATCTTAGCGCTCCAGAGGTGGCTCAGAAGGTCACGGACGCCGTTAAACCCATCGTAGAGAACGCCACGAATTCGGAGCCTTGGTATAAGTCTCGGATCTACCTCGGCCTGCTCATCTCTGGCGTTGGCATCTTCGGTTCCCGATTCGGCATCAACATTCCGGGATCAGAGATCGATAGCATCGTCACAATCGTTCTTCAGGTGATGGAAGTCGGTGGGCTCCTGTTCGCGACATATGGTCGTCTTGTTGGCGCCTCAAAACCGCCCATTGGTGGCTGATATGTATAATGCGTACTACACCATCATCATGGTTCTCATCGTCCTGCTCATTCTCAAGATAGCAGGGTATCTGTAGAGGTATGGAAGTTGATGCCGTACAGAAAGCATTCGAAGGAGGTCCATGGGGTGTATGCGCCCTATTGGTCGTTGCCCTTGTCTTTCTGGTGCGTCACATCATCAGCCTTTATTCCAGGATCGATGCAATGCATGTGGAATGGAGGTCGGATAGTAACCAGTCACTTACCTCCGTCTCAACAGCCCTCGGAACAATTCAGGCCACGCTCAATGCCCTCAATACCCAACACAAAGGTTAGTCCAATGTGGTGGTGGCAGAAGGACCGGAAAGCAGATAACGAGAAAACCCGTGAAATTCGTGGTACACTTGCATCAAAGGTTATAGAACTCGATAACCAGACTAAGCGACTAGAAGAGCTGATGAAAACGATGCTCTCCGAAAGGTCAAAGGATGCACACTAGGTCTCTGTTCCGTTCCTTGGCCCTGACTGCTCTGGTTCTGTTTATCTTCCTCATTCCAACAGCGTTCCTTACTGCCGATCAACAGGTTGAGCTGTGGAGTGGTGGGCTTACGATGGCTTGCCTCTGGGGCGTATGGCGCTGGGGTCCGACTGCCTGGCGGGCATATCGCGAAGGATCTAAAGAGCCATGGCACTACGGCATCATGGCAATCGTGATCCTG